GCGCACATGACAGCCATTCTTGGCTACGGCTCCAACTAGCCCCAACAGCAGTAACAGTATGAGCCATCGCATTTATCACACCATACTCCATGCAATTATGTACGTGCCATAGATGACGAAGGCCACTAAACAGGCCGCCGCAATGAATGCTTCAGCCCAGTCCCACATGATTAGATCGTCCTGTCAACCCAATTAGGGTCACGAGGCCAGTCGGAGAATGTACGGGGATCACCAGTAATTGTGGCTGGCAAGTTGCGTAATGCTGTTCTGTATGTAGCCCATGCAGTTTTATCTGCGGTGCTATCGGCAATCTGCGTCCAGTCACAGGCGGCAAGCAAGGTGTTACGCTGACCACGAATCTGAGCCATTGCGCTGTCTTTAGCAGACTGAATTTCTTCTGCGGTCAGGTCGGCTACGGCAACCTTGTACACCCAGCCGTTTTCCAGCACAGGGTCGCAAGCCACAAGCTTCTGCGTCAGGCGGTTATGGTCGCGGTGCAGATTGACTCTGACAAAACCTTGAGCCGCTAACTGCTCGTCTGTAACGGAAGTTGTGTTTCCAAAATATGTGCGGAAGTCGATGATCTCACCGATGTTTCCGTTTTCTACTTTTGCAATAAACATGAATGCTCCTTAAGTTGGGCCAATGTTGGGGAAAGCCGCAGTTGGCGGTGTGAAGTTTGCTGTATATCGGGCATAGCCTTTGGTGACTCGTAGGTCATCTATGTAGCCGTTCATGGGATTACCACCAGGTATACCACTATTAAATCCATCAGCACCAATCATTGGCCCTAATGCGGGATTTACATAATTATTTGAATCAGTATAGGTAGAACCAACTTGTGTGCCATCAACAAACATTTTAGTGCTAGTACCTGATCTTGCAACGGCAATGTGATACCAAATATTTGCTGACAAAGAACTGCCAGTAATTCGGTTTGCTACATTGGTGTAGTAAAACAAAGTGCCAGAAGAATTTATATAAATGGTAGGTTGCAAACCCTGAGCTGACGCTGGACGGCCATCGTAAAATACTTGAACAGCAGATGTTGAATTTAGGTATAACCAAAACTCAATTGTAAAATTACCAGTGCCAAAAGCATACAAATCAGAACTTGCGGTATTTGAAACAAGATTATCACCCGTCCCATCAAACGCAATAGACCCTGTACCAAACTTCTTAACACTTGTAGAAATCTGTGCGTTACCCACAGTTTCTAAGTCGTTCATCATGGCGTTGTCAAATATGCCAGCGTTGACTGTGTTTAGCAAAATGCTGGTGTTTGTGACTGCTGTTAATGGTGCAGTTGGTACTGTGTAGGTTGTACCTGAATACAAAGCCGTTCCATTGACCACACGGCTATTTGTAATATATCCTTGCAGGGGTTGACCTCCTGAAGCATCCGCACCAACTGAAACGGCAGATGTTGAGTTTGTAACAGTACCTGAAAAAGTTGTTGTGTAAACCCTTGCACCATTTAAATACAGGCTGACTGTATTGCTTTCTCTAACAAACGCACAATGATTCCATGCGTTTAATTGCAAAGAAGTTGAACTTACATAATCTTGAAACGAACCATCATGTAGTAACGCCCGCAAGTATCTATTACCATCGTTAGACAATTGCATTGTCCAAGCATAAGAACTTGTCCATTGCCCAATAATCATTGGTTGGGCTGGTGATGCTGTTGGATAAACCCAAGATTCAATAGTAAAGTTATTACTGCCCAAACTAAATCCTGCATCATCAGGCGCAGTCAAATAATCCCCACTACCATCAAAGTATCCTGACCCACCAATTACGCTTGTGGAGTAGGCGGTAGAAGTACCAAATGGGTTGAAGCGTTGGACACTTGGTGTTCCAAATGAGGTAATGGTTGCGGCAGTTGTACTATTGTCAATATAGCGATTTGATTGACAAGTTAGCAATACAGTATTTGTGATTGCAGTAAGAGGAGTTGTTGGGGGCGTAAATGTATTTGTATAAACTGCCGTACCTTTAACAACACGCAAATTAGAAATATACCCTTTAAAACAAGCATTAGCATCTGCTGTAAAACTTTGCAATGATGCAATAAATAATGCTTGGCTTGTATTTACTGCGGCACTTGCACCAGTAATTGTTATTACGCTTGTACCATTTAAATATATTTTAATAGTAGTCCCACTACGAACCATTGCACAATGATACCAATTACCTACGGCAACAATATTATTGGCAGAATAGTATTGACTTCCGTTGTACCAAACTACCAAGGCGTTAACTATAGCCACATCATTTGAATTTATTTCTAAACCAATACTATTTGCGGCATCGTATGTTCCAAAACTAAAAATTCTAGGGTACAAAGGTGAACCAGTACCATTAGCAGTTGGTAATTGTGACGGGTTAATCCAACATTCAACTGTAAAGTCGCCTGTTAAATTAAAAGCAGAACTGTATGGAACGCTTAAATAACTTCCAGAAGAAGCAGTAAAAGCATTTGACCAATTAGACCCATAAGGCGAAAAAGAGCCTTGGGTTGTATTGCCGTTGCGGGTAATGGTGAAGTTATTTGTACTGCTGTCTAAGAACGTATTGTTCTGTGCGCCATTAGTCCCATCACCATGTAAGAGCATAGTGACGTAGTTAAATTGCGGGTCAGGTTCTACACTACCCGCAATAGGCCATTGGTTTAATTTTCTCCAGTAAGCCTGTTGGTCAAGCGTCCAAATACCCGAAGCCGTACTTGTTTCGTATGGGCCTGATGGCGTGACTGGGGTCTTGGTAATTAAACCGCCGGGGTACTGTTTAGACATTAGTCACCTCAACCCAAGATGTTGTTGGCTCGTCCCATGTAAAGAATTTACCTTCTTCAACAGGCATGGGCGTAGGAGCATCCCACAAACAAGTTGTTTCGTTCAGCGTCCAAGATGCGTATGGCTTGGGTGGAATAAAAGCATCACGGCCTGAGTCGTATGTGTACCCAATACCAGCGTAGTTTTTACGCAGTGGACGACCTTCAGGGTGCTGACCGCCACGGGTGTTATACGAAGTCTGAACCCAGCCTGTACCAAACATACCAGAATCAATAACGTCCTGCTCCGCCACAATAACTTGTGTGACGATGCCGTTTTCTACTTTTGCAAAATGACTCATGTTGTGCCTCAGAATGTGATTGAACCTGATGAAGTCCATTGATAAATACGATAGCCGCCTGTCACGGTAATTGTAGGAGAGCCTGTTGTTGATGTGGCGGCTTGAAAAGTATCTGCGTATCGCAAAATCACTATTCCAGAGCCACCATTTGACCCATTTCCGCCTGATTCTGGGGCATCATCACCGCCACCACCACCACCACCGCCTGTGTTAACAGTTCCATTGCTTGGCAGAATACCCGCCTTGCCGCCTTGACCACCACCACCACTACCACCGTTTCCGCGAGTGCCACTATCAACACCCCCGCCTCCACCACCTGCTCTATAAGTGGCAGTTCCATTAATAGAGGACTGAACCCCAACACCACCATTACCGCCAGTTTGCGGGGAAACAACGCCCACACTCCCAACAGCACCTGCACCGCCACCGCCACCACCAGAGCGACCACCCGATGCACCGCCGTTACCACCTGCATAACCTTGGTTTGCTGTTCCAGCATATCCATTAGCGGAGTTATAAACACTGTTTCCACCACCACCAGAGCCACCAGTAGCGCCTGCACCACCAGTTTGGGTTTCTCCCGCAGAGCCTTTGCCGCCACCAGTAGATGTTATTGAGCTTAAGACAGAATTTGACCCGCTAGTGCAGGCTTGAACATTGTTGTATTGACCAGCAACCCCACCAGCACCAACTGTTACAGTGTAAGATGTTCCAGCGGTAACACTTAAGGCAGATTCGGCACTTGCGCCCCCACCCGAAGATTCGCCAGTTACAGAGCAACGGTAACCGCCAGCGCCGCCGCCACCAGCGCCATAGCAATTACCTCCACCGCCACCAGCAATAACAAGGAATTGAACTGATGGTGGGGTCGTAATTGGACTTTGCCAAGTCCCAGCCGCAATAGCTTGCATCTGCTGTCTTAATGTCCATGATCCTGAATAATTAGGCATATCTCATTACCATGTAATTGAACCAGACGAAGTGAATCTATAGACGCGATAGCCACCCGCTGTTGTAATTGTGGGCGAACCAGTTGTTGATGAGGCAAGGGAGAATGTATCAGCGTACCGAATAATCACAATACCTGATCCGCCGTCACCAGCAGTGTTTGGTGTAACACCACTAACGCCGGGGCCCCCACCGCCTCCACCGCCAGTATTAGCCGTTCCGCTAGTCGCTGGGTTACCGCTAGTAACACCTTGCGCTCCAGTACCGCCACCGCCCAAGCCGCCCACACCCGGAGATGTAGTTCGTCTGGTTCCACCGCCACCGCCAGCGTAATAAGTAGCAGTACCAGAAATAGATGTTTGCAAGCCAACACCGCCATTACTTGTAGTTGAACCATCAACGCCTGCGCCACCTGCTCCACCACCACCACCGCCAGCAGTCCCAGAAGAGGCTCCGCCCGCATTACCTTGACCGGAAACTCCAGTACCACCTGCGGTTGAGCCGCCACCACCAGAACCGCCACCACCAG